AGAAAAACATTAGTTTGTGTTAAAAATGGTGGAAATACTACTAGGTTTACTTATAAAATATTATATGATTTCTTAGAGAATGAATTTGGTAGATATTCATATGGAAAAAGAATTCCAGAATGGGTTAAATATGCACCAGAAGAATTAAAAAAATATTTTATATCTGGATATTTAGATTCAGATGGATCTGCATATTTTGATAAAGGAAAATTAAGAGTATCATTTACTAGTATAAATTTAACATTACTAGAGTCTATCCAAGATATTTTATATTCAATGAAAATTAGAAATAGTATAGTCAGACACTCAAAAGAAGGTATATCTATATTTAATAATAAAGAATATAAACACAAAGAATCATATAAGGTATCAATTCCAACATCAGAAATAAAAAAAATATTGCCACTAGATCTTAGTATACTAAATAGCAGAAAAATTAATGAAATAGAGAAATACTCATCGTCTTTACCCAGAAACACCGTAGAGAAAGCAGTAGTCTACTTCGTGAACAAATACATATTCCTTAAAATAGAGAATATAGCAGAATCAAAATACACTGGTACTGTTTATAACTTTGAATGTGATACACACACATATATGTGTAGGAATATCGTCACACACAATTGTGACCCGTTGACAAACTAGCGGTGCGATGTATGTCGTAAGAATTGAGCAAAATCGGTGAAAGTCTCTAGTAGAAAACACCGAGGTAAATAATTAGATTTCGAAAGGCTAATTATCACCGTAACGCGTAGCAGATGAATAAATATAATTCTGCCAAGAGTGCTCGACAAGAATCAAACTTGATAATGTACGCTGAGCTATATGGCGACATATAGAAGTAAGGATAAAAAGCCTTGCGATAACAAAACTGATGATCACGATAAAGCTGGGACCAACTCATTAGGTGCTACATTTATATATAAACGTATGCAAAACTTTGAATCATATTATGATATCCTAGTTGCCGAGTATACTGGTAGACCTGATACGGCAGAAGATTATTATGAGAATGTACGTAAATTATTACTATATTATAATGCTAGATTGCTTTATGAAAATGAACGTAAAGGTATATTTCCATACTTCACACAAAAGCATTGTGATTATTTGCTAGCGGATCAACCTGATATTATAAATGATATTATAGGCAAGTCTACAGTACAAAGACGAAAAGGCATCCATATGAATACCCAAATAAAGGATTATGGGGAAGGTCTTATTAAGGAGTATCTTAATGAGGAATTTGCTCCCGGTAAAAAATGTCTTACTACTATTCTGTCAGAACCTTTACTAGAAGAGTTAATACAATATAATGATAAAGGTAATTTTGACCGAGTAATAGCACTTATTATGGTCATGATATATAGGCAGCAACTACACAATATGCATGTGAAGAAAAAGAATATAGAAGTAAGAAAAAATATACTCTTTAATAAACCATTATTCGGCAAAGAGTGGTGGGATTCAAATGATAGCGGCCTAGAAGAAATAACAAAAAATTCAATAGATATAAATTGGAATTAAGATGAATAACACAACAACTATGTTTCCTGCGCAAAAAATAGCGCTCAAGAAAAAGAATAAAGAATGGGGCGAGGCTTGCGTAGACTATATTATTGGAATGGGCGAAATAGTTCCTTCTGGTTCCGATAGAACTAATTTCGAGGAGATGCAAACCTATTACGACTTATATAATAGTATCTTCAATGAAAAAGATTTAAAATATGTAACAGACCCATTCAAACAGGATGATGGATTTCCAGCTAGCCCGCAAGACTTTAACATAATTAGATCTAAAATCGATTTGCTGTTAGGCGAAGAAACAAAACATCCATTTAACTTTAGGGTCATTAGGACTAGCCAAGATGCTGCCTCTGACGTTCAAGAGAAGATGAAGAAGATGATGGTTGATTATATGATGGCAGAAGTTATGGCCGGAATGTCGGAAGACCAAGCAAAAGAGTTTCAAGATAAATTATCTACTGGAGAATTGATGCCACCAGAAAAAATAGCATCATTTATAACAAAAGACTATAAGGATGTGGCAGAAAGTGCTGCGTATCATAGTCTAAATTATTTAAAAGAAAAACTTGGTTTAGATCATGAGTTCCAGAAAGGATGGAAGGATGCATTAATAGCTGGAAAAGAAATATACTATACTGGAGTAATTAATGGCGAACCTAATATGGAGAGAGTGAACCCAATGTATTTTGGACATGATCATTCACCAGACTTAGAGTTTATTGAAAATGGAGATTGGGCAGTTAGAAGGATGAGGATGTCTTATACTGAGATCTATGATAGATTGTATGATAAGATGGACGAAAAGCAATTAGACAAGCTCCTTGAAATGACAAATTCTAAACCAGGAGCTGCTGGATATGGTTCAGACAGGTCTAAAGTCGACTACATTCATTTAGATGTGAAAACAGTTACAGGTCCTGGAGACGATAATATAAACCAATCAAACCAATTAAATTTATGGCACGCTACATGGAAATCATATAAGAAAATTGGGTTTGTTACTATACTGGATGAAAATAATCAACCACAACAAATGATCGTTAGTGAGGATTACATGGTTATAGGAAATGAATTAAATATAGAATGGAAGTGGGTTATAGAGGTCTGGGAGGGATATAGATTCGGAGAAGATGGTTATGTTGGAGTTCAACCTTTAGAATATCAATTCGTATCTGCAGATAATTTAAATTCACAAAAATTACCATACTCTGGAGTTATTTATAGTAATACAAACTCGAAGTCAAGGTCTCTCGTATCTATAATGAAGCCTCTCCAATATATGTACATAATTATATGGTACAGGCTAGAATTAGCCTTATCAAGGGATAAAGGTAAAGTAATCACAATGGATATTACCCAAATCCCTAAATCCATGAATATTGATGCTGCTAAATGGATGCATTATCTATCAGCGGTTGGAGTTAACTTTGTTAATCCATATGAAGAAGGTTGGGATATACCAGGCAGAGAGGGCGGGAAGGCTGCTCAGTTTAATCAAATATCTGCACTCGATCTAACGATGTCTGATGTTATAAGCCAGTATATAAGTCTTATGGCAAAGATAGAAGACATGTTATCCGAGATATCTGGTGTTAGTAGGCAAAGACAGGGAGAGATTACATCAAGTGAATTGGTTGGGAATGTAAATCAGGCAGTTCAAAACTCTGCTAGTATAACTCAACCATTATTTTGGATGCATAATCAATGCAAAAAAAACGCACTAAGGATGTTGCTAAATACAGCAAAAGAATGTTGGAGGGATTCTGCTAGACAGAATATTCAATACGTTATGAATGACTCTACTAGGGTATTTATGAAACTTGCTGATGATTTCTTTTATGAAGAAATGGATATATTTGTATCTGACTCTACAAAAGATTTACAGAATCTAGAGGCGATAAAATCATTGTATCAGCCTGCGATGCAAAATGGAGCCAGTATATTGGATATCGCCGAGATAATGACGCTAGATAGTATTTCTGCAATTAAGACTAAGTTGGCACAGATAGAGAAGACTAGGTCCGATCAAGCGCAACAGACGGCAGACGCAGAAAATCAAAGACAAATGCAGTTGTCTCAGGTTCAGAATGAAGTTAAACAACAAGAGGTCCTACTGAAACAACAAGAACTTGATTTGACTAAATATAAGACTGATTCTGATAATTCTACTAGAATAACAGTAGCAGAAATTGGTGCATATAAAGGAACGGCTGATATGGATGCAGATGCAAGTGGGACTCCAGATGTAATGGAAATAGCAGATATGGCATTAAAGCAAAGCCAACATGATGCCGCTGTTTTTGACAAAGATATGGAAAGAAGTCAAAAAGAAAGAGAGTCTTCATTAAAGCATGACTTAGAAGGAAGAAAGATTGAAGCTGATAAACAGGCCGCAAAATTAAGGGCAGATGCTGATAGAGATAAAATAAATCTTGAGAATCGAAAAATGGATGTCCAAAAACAATTACAAAAAATGAAAGATGATTCTGCTATGGAGCGCGAGAGATTAAAAGCTAAAACTGCGATTTCTAACAAGGTAACTGGTGAAAAATAATATGCCAAAGATAGTGACAAAAACAAACAAGTCACTTATTTCTGATTGGAGGAAGAACTTCTCTAAACCTCCAACAGAATTGACTACGCCAGGTGTCGGTTTATTAGATACGCAACAACTACAATCGTCCACAATGGTATCTACTCCAAATAGAATAAAGTCTGAGACTAATCGCGTTCCAATAGTGAAAGGAGATCCAACGCCAAAGTATATAAATATAAAGGATAATAGAAAAATTAGAGCAACCACTGGTCTTGCCATTGATCCTAATAGAGATCTCAAGACTGGATCTTATCCAACTACTCTTCCTGTTGATATAGCTGGCAGCGCAAATACATTAAATAAAGATGCGTGGACAGTGATGGCTATAGGCCTTGCAGAAAATGACTTAGACAAAAAAGACTCTTTCTCCGGTCATATGACTTCACCACCAACAGAAGGTGCAACATCTCCCGGAGATGATATGGTTAGGACGTTATCTAAAAAGATGCAACTCGCAAAAAGACTTGGCTATAAAGATGAACCCCACCAGATACAGGCGTGGCAGGGATTAAGCCATAAGGGTCTAACTGCAAAGTCAGATCAAAAATACAATATAGAGACAGGGCAAGGCTCTAGTCAAGGGTCCTGGTTTGGGGTTCCAATCCCCTCTAGTGGGCATATAGATACTTTTGAGAACCCTTTGTATGGAAAAGAGATAATAGATCTTAGAGATAATGTATTAAAGCCGAATAAAGACTTAAAGAATATAGTAGATACTACCGGCACAAAAGGTGGCGTTGTTATAAATAATGGAATAAAATATACTAACTCAAACTACGCCAGGAGACTTGCTGTCAATAAGTGGCTAGAGGGTAATAGAAAATAATACAATTGAAAATAAACAATTATGATAGATAAAAATAATGACGCTCTGGGAGGTTTTAGTGCAATTTTCGACACACTATCTCCTAATGAAGACATACAAAGATTTAAAGGGTTTGAAGTTGTAGAAGATCCAGATGATCCTACGACAGACACTAAGGCAATTGATGGAAAGGACGTACAAAGTCCATTTGACTTAGCGGATGAGGACGATTCCGTGGAAGTCCCAGGTAAACCAGATTTGAAAAAAACTACTCCTACTGTAGAGAAAGATGAAGTAAAGGAAATTATTCCTATTACTGATGATGAGCCTGAAAAAGAGGACGAAGTAGATGAGTCTGAATCTCAACAGGTGACTGCATTTTTTGATGCAATAGCAGAACAAGTTGGATGGAATGATATTACTGATGATGAAAAGCCAAAGTCGGTAGAAGACTTCGTATCATATATGAAGTCAGCAGTAGAAGAAAGTAGCACGCCTCAATACGCTAACGATGAGGTCGCTTCTCTAGATCAGTATATAAAAACAGGTGGTACTATGTATGACTACTTTAATGGTACCACATCAGTTGATTATGATTCTGTTGACTTATCAAATGTAGAGTCTCAAAAAGCCCTAGTAAGTGAATTCCTTACTACAAAAGGGTTCAGTGATACCCAGATAAAAAGAAAATTAGAAAAATACCAAGATGCAGATCTTTTGGAAGATGAAGCTACTGACGCCATAGAATTTTTAAAAGAATCTAAAGAGCAAAACAGAAAAGCGCTATTAGAAGAACAAAGAACTGCATACGACAATACGGTTAAGGAGCAACAAATTTTTTACAACAGCGTTGTTGATCAAATAGAAGCCCTTTCGGATGTTAGAGGAATAAAAATACCAAAAGAAGATAAGAAAGTTTTTAAGGAATATCTTTTAAAAATAGAATCTGATGGTAAAACCAAATATCAAAAAGACTATTCAAATCCTAATCGGATGATCAAGAATCTTATAGAATCTGCATACTTCACAATGAAAGGTGATGTATTGATAGAAAATGCTAAAAGATCTGGAGAAACGTCTGCTACAGAAAGACTGAAAAATACTTTGAAAACAAACAAAGTAAGTGGTTCGAAACAATCAATAAATAATGGGTCTCCAGCACCACTATGGTCTATAGCTTCGCAACAACTATTACGAAGACCCCAATAATAAACATAAAACTAAGTTTTAAAAATGGATAATGGAATTTTAAACAACCTACAGCTTTACAAAGGAAAATGGTTTTCTGATCTTGTAGATGAAAATATGCTTTCTAATGCACTTCTGGTTAAACCTCACGAAGTATCTAGCGTAATTTCTTACGTATTTGGTGCTAAGGATGATGGTTATAGTTCTGCCTTAGATTTCTTAACAGGAGGTCTTGGAAAGACTATGGTAATTGACCAACGTGAATTTAGATGGTCTGTTATGATCGATTCTGATCGTGCAGTTACTATTCGTTCAGCTAAATGGAATGGTTCTACAGTAACCGATCCAACAACTCAGGCAGGTCTGGGTAATACTCCGATAATGCTATCTCTAGAAGATAAGTGGTTCGGTCCAGGTGCTATACTTGAATTAGACGATAAGGAATTTCAATTACGTGTGTCGGGCGCTCCTTACCAAGATGGAAATGAATGGGTTTATACTTGCTTCATTGCAGATAGTCAGGCTACTTCGTTTGTACCGGGTAAATATTTACTTTCTGGATGTCAGGTATCTCGTTTAGGTTCCGCCTACGAAGAGTACTCAGAAGAGGCAGATATCATCAATTACAATACTCATATTAAACTGCATAATCATTTGACTACGGTTCGTTTGTCTTACGATATTACAGGTACCGCTTATAGTACTGTATTGGCTATCGCATTGAAAGACCCTAAGACTGGTAAAACTTCTTACTTGTGGTCGGATTTCCAGGAATGGAAAGCTGCCCGTGAATGGAATAAACGTCAAGAACGTCAATTGGTATACTCTAAATATAATGCTAGTGCTGATGGTACTACTGAATTAATGGGTACTAATGGTCGTCCAGTATATATTGGTGCAGGTTTATTGCAACAGATAGCCCCGGCAAATCGTAGATATTATACAGAATTAAATGCCGATTTATTGGAAGATTTCTTATCTGACATGTCTTATAATATGCTTGGAACTAATGAACGTAAATTCGTTGCCTTTACAGGCGAAATGGGTATGCGTGAATTTGACCGCGTATTAAAAGAAAAGGCAGGTACCTATAATCTTATTGACAGTAAATTTGTTACTGGTTCTGGTCAAGAACTAACTTTAGGTGGTCAGTTCACTACTTATAAAATGACTAACGGTATTGAACTTACTGTTAAGCATTTGCCAATGTATGATGATATCGTACATAATCGTAAGTTACATCCAATTACTGGGAAACCGGTTGAGTCTTATAGATTTACCTTCTTGGACTTTGGTACAAGAGATGGAGAAGCTAATATCGTTAAGGTAGCTAGGAAAGACAGAGAGATGGTTATGTGGCATACTGCTGGTTCTGTAGCCCCTGGAGCTGGATATGGCAAATCAATCAACACCCTTCGTTCAAATGCAAAGGATGGTTATTCGGTAAACTTCTTAGGTGAAGTTGGTATCATGGTTAGAGATCCACGTGCTTGTGGTGAGTTGATCATGGACGTTATTGATTAATAAAAATTAAGTATAGGTAAATTGGTTTTTACCTATACTACATTAATTAGATTAGTTTGATTCATAATAAAATCAAAACTATCGAAATGGAAGTAAAAATATTTTGAATTGCGATTGCATTCATAGGTTATAGCTAATCTACAATGTGTGATTAGTTATTTTTAGTATTAACTTTTAAATCTTTAGAATTATGGCACTTACTTTAGATGGTACAACGACTTTACCTGCAATGGGTGGAAGTGGTCTAGGCTCGGGCGTTGGTCTCGGGGCAGTTGGCGGTGGTATTGCTGGGTTAATCCTTGGTGGATTAATAGGCAATAACGGAAATGGATTATTTGGTGGCGGGTCTAGTACCGCTAATGTAGCAGAATTTGGAGCAATAAATAACCAACTGCAAACATTACAATCTCAGATCGGCGCAAATGATTTAAGGAATGAATTGGAAAGTATGGAGAACACATACGCTACAATATCATCCGGACAGACTGCTGCTAATGCAGCTGGATTCGCGTCAATCGGGAGTCAAATAGGAAACGTTGCAACGGCACAAGCAACTAATAACTTTACTACACTTACATCTATCAATGATTTAGGCCGTGATATTACTGCTCAATCGAA